GAAGACCAAGGAATGTATAAAGAATTTCTTAACAAATCTCCAGAAGATATTGCAAGAGAACAAGAAAGGTTAATAAAGGAACGTGAAGACCAATATGGCGGTCCAGTAGAAGATAAAGATGTTGATGATTTAATTGCAAAGGTTAAACAAGATTTTAAGGATGGAAAGATTCCACCTCCAGATACTTGGGCAAAATTTAGAGATAGAGTTTCTGGAAAAGGTGCACCACCTGAAGAATATGTTAGTGGAAAATATCCAGAAGACCATCCTAAATATCCAGGAATGTCTAAAAGAGAGGTAAGATTTAGAGAAGTTATTAGACACTATTTATCAACAGGTGGAGTTAGTCCAATCACGGGGCAAGAAGTACCTTTACACGAAGCTCAATTAGACCATATACAATCTTTAGATAATGGTGGAGTAGACGAACCAGATAATTGGATGTGGATGGAAGATAGATTTAATCAATTTAAGGGTTCAAGAACAGATGATGAAATTAGAGCAGCACTAAAAAGAAAAGGATTCCAAACTGAACACGAAGAACTTCTTAAATTATCTCAAACTGAATTAGCTAATTTTAATAAGGAAGCAGAAATAGAATTTTGGAATAAACAATTCACAGATAACGGAAAAAATACAGGACTTTCAGAAAAACATCTTGAATCTATGAGTGTAGATGAGTTAAATAATGTAGCAAAAGGATGGAATCAAAGTTTAGGAGATAAGAAACACCCTGATTATATAATTAGAAGAGACCAATTAGACGTAACGTTTACAAATGCAGATGGAGAGGAAGAAACTTTAACAAGAAATAGAAATAATAGTGTTAAGCCTATTAAAGGAAGGCCTGAAACCTACGGATTAGTAAGAGACCCATCAACAAATAGAACATATAAAAATCCTGAATATGAAGACCTAAGTGACGAAGAAGCATATGAAAAGTCTATGAAAGACTATAAGTCTGCAAGGGCTGGTACCAAAAAAATATCAAGAGAAAAATACATTGAAAGGCTAAAGAAGGTAGGCGCAGTAATAGATACTGAATCTACTGATAATACTTTTGAAGAAGGATTAAACGAAATAAAAGAAAAGGGTAGTTCCATACGTAAAAAAATAGACCAAACAAAAGAAATTGTTATGGCTGATGTAAATAGTGGATTCAAAAAAGCAAAGATTGTAGATAAGGCCATGAAAGAATGGGCCAAACTTCCAGAGACTATAGAGCTAAAGAAACTTCATGATAAAGATAAAAAGGCTAGAAAGAAGGATTCAGAAAATGTCATGAATTATAGAAATGCAAAGGCAAAATATGAACTAGAACAATGGGAACAGTTCGGGGAGGATAAATAATGAAAACCCAGCTACTTTGTACCTTTACAAACCACCGTGCACTATCTAAAGTCGTAGATAGAATTATAGATGCGTACGATATTTTGTATAATAAAATGTTTGTTCTAAAGAATGAAAATGATACTAGAGAATTGATGTGCACATATAATATTGACGCATCAGGTAGGGTAGAAATATTTCCAGAAACTATATCTCTACATAGAAAGAAACAAACAAATACATTATATACAATCAATGCGCTAAATGAAACTATAAAATTGTGCAATAATGGAGTCCTAGATACAAATTTTCAAGTAGATTGGGAAAATTATAGAAACTGTATAATGGTCACAAATGAAGACGGATTAAGACGAATAGATACTTCTGTTAAAGAAATTATACATATTAAGGTAAAACGCTGATATTTATATATGGTAAACTATCACACGGAGACTAAAAATGATTAGATTAAAAAACTTATTGAATGAACAACCTGAAGTAAAAGAATCAGAGTATGTTGATGACGATGAAATAATAAAATTCAAAGACGAAGACGGAAAACCAAGAGAAATGAAGGCTGGTGCTGCAAAGAAAATGAAGCAAGGATCTCCAGCTAAAGTTGCTTGGGATCAGGCAAACGAAAAAGGTGAGAAGGCTGCAAAAGGTGGTGGAGATGATGATAAAAAAGATGCAACAAGAGTTGACTTTGACAGAACAGCTGGTAAAGATGCTGCAGATTCAAAATCAGATGATAAGAAATCAGCTCCTAAGTCTGAGAAAAAATACAATGATAGTTCAAACATAACAAAAAATGATAAAGGTGAGGATGTTTTCTATATAGGAGGAGCAGGTAATGAAGAAGAAGTAGATGTAAGTTATCTAAACAGCAATCTAGATATTGGACTATCTGATGAAGACTTGACTGAAAGGTTTAAGGACGGATCGGCAAGCATGGAAATGGATCCAGATAGCGGAACAGTAAGATTCTATTTAGAAGATGACAACGGATATATAAGTGCTGAGGTTGAAGATGGTGGATATTTCGATGGAACTTTCGATGACTATGAAGGAGCAGATTCAGAAACGCTTCGAGACAGTTTAGAAGACTTATTAAGATATCAATATCATGATAATAATAAACCTACTTGGGACGGTGCATACGACAAAGCATATAACCTGACACCTGAACAATTTCAAGCTATTGCAGATGAAGAAGGTTTCGAATATAATGGTGAAGAGGATGATGGATATGCCGATATAGATTCTAGTGGATTTGCGGATTGGATGGATGAACAAGACGAAGATGATGAATATTCTTATGATATTAACAGAACTATTAGACTAGCACTTCACCCTGAGGCAAAAAATGAATCAATCAAGAGTAGTGGTAATATCAAGCTATCAGAATTGATAAAGTCAAAAAAATAATGGCAGATCAAGATTTAATATTAGGTAAAGACAAGAATGGTAATACTTATTCCTACCATGGAAAGAAGTTAGGTATTACAAAAGATCCTGACGCACATAACAAGAGACGTGAAAAAGACGAAGAAGAAATAAGACAGCTTTTACGTGACTTGATATATAAAGAAATAAAAAATCTATTTGTAAAAAAATAGTGAAAATAATTGGCCTGGGTTTTACCATGTCAAATATTTTGTTTATATTTATACTAAATAACAAATAACAGTAACGACTAAAAATTAACGAATGAATCAACTAGTAATAGCTATTCTATTATTTACTCTTGGCCAGACACTCATCTGGATTCAGACTAACGGACAGTTTCTTTGGAAATGGTTCGACAAAAACCCCCTAATTTTATCAATAGTATTTGGAACTATAATTTCATATCTATTTATTTTTGCAACTAAATATGTTGTAAACTACTTTGATGGTCTTTTATGGCCAGGTAGATTTATCGGTTTTGGTACAGGAATGATATCGTTTGTATTACTCACATGGTTCTTCATGGGTGAAGGTATTACAACAAAAACAGCGATATCACTTGTTTTAGCAGTAACGTTGGTTTCAATACAAATATTATGGAAATAATTTTTATATGTCAAATAAATTTATTATATTATAGAATATGGCAAAACAACTAGGATACGCATGTATAAATATGACACTTGCAAAGCAAGGCATATCATGCAACAGAAGTATGATACGTAGAACCTTTGATTCTAAAGGTGTAGCGTATGCATCAGAACTTATATTGGAAAACTTACGAAATCTAACAAAAATTGTAAGTTGGAATAATCAACATGGAATAAAGGTATATCGAATGTCGAGTAATATGTTTCCATGGATGTCTGAATATGAATTTACAGATTTACCAGATTATGATAAAATTTGTAATTTGTTGAAAGGTATTGGTAAATTGGCAATGGATAATGGTCAACGTCTATCATTTCATCCAGGCCAATTTTGTGTGCTAGCTTCACCAAACGAAGAAGTAGTACTAAATGCTATGAATGAACTAGACAAATCTGCACAGATTATGGATCTGATGGGATTACCAGAATCTAGAATGGCAAAAATCAACATTCATGTCGGTGGTGCTTATGGTGATAAAAAAGCTGCACTAGATAGATTCTGTAAGAACTTCTTACGTCTACAACCTTCAGCACAAGCTCGCCTTACGGTAGAAAATGATGATAAAGCAAATATGTATTCAGTAAAAGATTTATATGATGGTGTATACAAAGTTGTTGGTATACCTATTGTATTTGACTATTTCCATCACAAGTTTTGTACAGGTGATATGACTGAAGAAGAAGCACTCAAACTTGCTGCATCAACATGGGGAGATGTAAAGCCTTGTACTCACTATTCAGAATCAAGACGTGATGAACAAAAACTTATTATTGAAGGAATATGTAAGAACAATAATATTACAATAGAGCAAATGCAAGATTGGCCAACACTAGCAGGAATGTATAAAGAATTTAGTAAGATAAAAGTTCAAGCACATTCAGACTATATTAAAGATGAAATTAAAGATTATGGTCTAGATATTGACGTTGTCGTAGAAGCTAAAGCTAAAGAATTAGCTTTTATGAATGAAAAGTATAAAAAAGTTTTAACAGAAGTTTTACCATGTTAGATTTTTTTATTATATTAAGTAATAATTAACAAATAAAAGGAGAGAAAAAATGGCTATTGACTTAGATGCAATAAGACGTAAACTCGGAGATTTACAATCTCAAACGACTAGGACTTCACACTTATGGAAGCCAAGTCCAGGAAAAAACCAGGTAAGAATTGTACCTTACCAGTATAACAAAGACAACCCTTTTCAGGAATTGTTTTTTCATTATGACTTAGGTAAAAAGAACTATCTTTCACCAGTTACATTTGGAGAAGCAGATCCAGTTGTTGAATTTTCTGAAAAACTAAAAGCTACAGGAAATTCAGATGATTGGAAACTTTCTAAAAAACTTGAACCAAAAATGAGAACTTATGTTCCAGTATTGGTAAGAGGTGCAGAAGGAGAAGGAGTAAAACTATGGGGATTCGGTAAGCAAGTATACACAGAACTATTAGGCTTCATTACTGACCCAGATTATGGTGATATTACAGATCCATCAAGTGGTAGAGATATTGTTGTTGAATTTACACCTTCAGAAGGAGCAGGTTCATATCCAAAAACTACTATTAGAGTAAAACCAAATCAAACACCAGCTACTACAGATAAAGCTATCGCTGATAAAATTATGACTGGTCAAGAAGATATTTTTAACATATTTAAGAAAGTATCTTATGATGATTTGAAAGTTGCTCTAGAAGAATGGTTAGACCCAAGTAATGACGGTGAAGAATCTACAGGTGATTTACCATGGGAAACTAAAAAAGAAGAAACAAAAGCACCAGCTGCAGCAGCAACTACAGCAAAAACAACTGATGATATATCAGCAGCTTTTGATGATTTATTTAACCAATAGGAGAGATTAAAATGGATAAAGACTTATTGAAAAGAAAAATTGAAAATCCAGTTAGAGCTTTAGCAAAAGAATTGGAAGGTAGAGGACAAATGGAAGGTATTATTGCTGAATTAGTTCGTGTACTTTTAGCTAATGTTAAAGAATTAAATGGAGAAAAATAGTATGGGTAATCAAGAGAAAGACCAATTAGCACAAATCCTTGCAACATCTCTGAATAAAAAATTCAAAGACTATAAGGTTGCATATTTTTTAGATGGATCTGAAGAAACACCTACAGATTTATCAGAGTGGATAAGTACTGGTTCTTCAATGCTTGATTTAGCTATATCGAATAGACCTGATGGTGGAATACCAGTTGGTAGAATTACCGAAATAACTGGTCTAGAGGCTTCTGGAAAGTCTCTAATAGCTGCACAAATACTAGCTAACACTCAGAAAATGGGAGGTTTAGCAGTCTATATTGATACTGAAAATGCAATCAACGAAGAATTTTTACAAGCTCTTGGTATAGATATTTCAAAACTATTATATGTACAATTGGAAACAGTTGAAGATATATTTGAAGTTATGGAGAATATCATACTAACAGTAAGAGAAGGTGAAAAAGATAGATTAGTTACCATTGCAGTAGATTCAGTAGCAGCAGCCACAACCAAAGTAGAACAGTCTGCAGACTATAGTAAAGATGGTTGGGCAACTAGTAAAGCCATAGTTCTTTCGAAAGCAATGCGTAAGATAACTCAAATGATTGGTAGACAGAGAATAGCTCTAATATTTACAAATCAATTGAGACAAAAAATGGGAGTTATGTTTGGAGACCCTTGGACAACAAGTGGTGGTAAAGCAATTGCATTTCACTCTAGCTGTAGATTAAGATTAAAAGCTGCAGGTCAGATAAAAGCAACTGTAAATGGACAAGCACAAACCATTGGTATAAAAACAAAGGCGCAAGTAGTTAAGAATAGAATGGGACCACCTTTAAGAACTGCTGAATTTGATATTTACTTTGATAGTGGAATTGATGATTTTGGTGGATGGTTACAGGTTTTGAAAGCTTATAAGCTTATTAAACAAGGTGGATCTTGGTATACCTTTACTCGAGCGGATGGAACTGAATTGAAATGCACGTCAAAAACTTGGAAAGATAAGTTAGCCGATAATGAAGAACTTAGAACAGAAGTTTATGACCTTATATGCAAAACCCTGGTTATGGATTACAAGACAGAGAATTTGGGTATTGATGATGTAGAGCATTCCGATGAACCAGTTCCTGAAGGCTAGCAGTTGAAGATGGCGTGGTGACCCCATCAACAACAAATAATAGTGAGACTGTATAAGTCACTGTGTGAAGCTGATACCAAGGTTTTTGGAGCGTCACCGTAAGAAAACTAGAAAACACACTACACTATTAGCTATTGCAAGGGCTTCTGAGAAATTAGAAGTCCTTGCTTTTTGTTAACAACTTTTTTACCCAGAATTTTACCATGTCAAAAAATTTGGTTATATTTAACATATAAAAACAAAAATATGAAAGACAGATATAAAGAAATACTAGAAGGTCT